GTTCAGGTGAAGGTTCGGGTTCTGGTTCAGGGGTTGGTTCTGGCTGTGGGTCTGGTATTGGGTCTGGTATTGGGTCTGGTATTGGGTCTGGCTGAGGCTCAGGAGTAGGCTGTGGCAAAGGTTCGGGTTGTGGCGCTGGCTCTGGTTGTGGCTCTGGTTGTGGGGTTGGGACTGGCTCTGGTTGCGGTGCGGGAGTTGGCACAGGTTCTGGAAGAGGCTGAGGTTGAGGCGTAGGTTCTGGCGCTGGAGTTGGTTGTGGCTCTGGTGTAGGTGTAGGCGTAGGTTCTGGTTGTGGTGTTGGTGTAGGAGTTGGTTCTGGAGTAGGAGTAGGAGTCGGTGATGGAGTTGGTTCTGGGGATGGTGTTGGGGTTGGCTCTGGCGTTGGTGTTGGGGTTGGTTCTGGTTGTGGTGTTGGTGTTGGCGTGGGAGTCGGAGTGGGCGTTGGTTCAGGAGCGGGCGCAGGCGTTGGCTCTGGCGCAGGAGGAGGAGTTGGCTCAACAACTGGTTCAGGAGTCAGTTCAATAGGTGCTGCAATTTGAGTAACACCTGCTTGTTCTAGTGAAACAACAGTTCCGTTTTGTAGACGTGCACCAGTTCGCTCGTCACCTAACAAACGTCCTTCAACAGAGTATGTGTAAGAAACATTTCCGTCTGTAAGGATTTGTCCAGTAATAACGATCTGTGTAGTTTCGCCATTAAAAGATCCATAAGGGCGGTATCTACCATCTACTTGGAATCCACCCTCTGAAGTTCTAATAATGAAGTGGGTGTCTGGCATACGGCTAGGTATCACCCACCAGTCTCTAGACTCAATAGAGATAGAGGGAGTACTTGGGTAAGTATGGAACGTATTATCAGGTTGACCAAAGGTAATCACTGAGTTGGTTGTTGCAAAGATATTGGTATACTCAACCCCATTAAATAAAACTGGAACAGTGATTGGAATCCTGTAAGAGGAGTCATCTCCACCTGGAGTAACTGTTTCTGTTACAACAGGTGCTGGCGCAGAGGCCACAACTACTGAGGTTGCAACAGGTGTTGGAGCAGGTGTTGTCTCTGGCGCTGGAGTTGGTGTAGGTGTTGGAGTTGGTGTTGGCTCTGTAGTAGGTGTAGGTGTTGGAGTTGGTGTAGGTGTTGGTTCTGTAGTTGGTGTTGGAGTAGGAATCGGTGTTGGCTCAGGAGTAGTCGTAGGTGTGGGAGTTGGAGTTGGAGTTGGTTCTGCAATTGGAGTTGTTGCTGTTGAAGTATCTGATGGCGTAGGCGTAACTGCAGGCTCGTCAGAATGAGCAGGCGACAATGACAGAAGCAAGAATAGAAAACTTGCTCCTGCAATAAAGTAAATACGATTTGCGAATCCAGATAGTGCTGCGAATGGACGCAGTGATGTCAAGTGTTCCCCTCGGAATACTTATGCCCTCTTCAAGTTATTATATTATAGCGCTTTGCCTTCTTTACGAATGACAAACTTAGATGCAACATTTTGTGAGTTAACAGATTCACCTTGTACACCTCTACCACGGTTAGCCCATGAGACAACGCTTGGTTCTGCTTTTGATTTGTATCCTAGATTTGAGTTAAACCCAAACTCTTGTTTACGTGGTTTTCTATTTGGATTAACAGTTAATGGTTGTCGGTTTAGTTGTGGAACTCTGTCTGTCATGTTCCCAATCCTCCGATGTAACCTGCTGCTGTTCCACCGTTTCCTGCACCATTAGTAGCCTCAGCAGGTTTAGTTCTACGCTTCTTTGGTTGTTCTAACTTTCTACCTGTTGCATGTGGATCAGTGCCTGCAGTTAATGTACCGACTCTGTTGGGATAGTTCTGGAACCAATATCCTTCACCCGTGTAACCAGGTTCACGCTTTCTACCAAAGCGACGACGTTGTTTTGCTTCGATCTCTTCGGCTCTACTAAACTGCGTAGATAAGTTTCTCAAGTTCTTTCCTTCCGCCGTAACACGACTTCCCACAGAGTAACGACCATAAGTACCACCAGGACCACCAAAAAGTCCTTTACCAGTTTCATATCTACCTTCCATAGTTAAACACTCCTTCTGGATCGTAGACAACTAATGCTGATGCAACTAACTTCGCACTCATCTCTCGACCATGATGACCACAAAAGTAGAGTTCACCATTTGCAAGTGTTGCTCGCACTAGCGCCTGTGCTCCGCATTTGTCGCAACGATCTAATGCAGAAAGAGGATCATGCGTAGCGGTAGTTGTCATTAGAAGAACCCTGGCTTTGCTATAGGTGTATTGGCACCAGGAGCGTATCTGTTTTGTTCTCCTGAAATCTTTGGGAGTTGTTTTTCATCGAACTTAGCGTTTCTTGGCATAGCACCAGCCTTGGTAATACTTCTCTGCGGTGAGAACTGCTCCATAGAAAGGTTTCTGTTCATGTTCCTATTTTGCCCCCTTTATCGGTTGGTGTAAGGACATAATAGGCGTATGGATCAGGCGGAATATATTTCAAGGTTTTCTTGTAGTATTTGCGGCAAACGATACGTTGTAATGATCCTTGCAAGAGATTGCGAAAACAATCACATAGACGGAGAAGACTAATGCCTAAATACGAGTACTCATGCATTCAGTGCGATTTAGATTACGAAAAAGAGCGTAGCATCACTGATGCAGATCCTGGATATCACTGCGACAAGTGCGGCTACGCTCTTCAGCGTGTCTTTAACTCATTTGGCCTTGCCTTTAAAGGCGGAGGCTTTTATTCAACTAGAGACTAGTTGTAGTTTGGGTCTTCTTCTTTAGCAGGTGCAACTTTAGTTTTCTTATCTGCTGCTTGACGTTCTTCAACTTCTACATCTGCCACAGTCTTTGCGCCCTTATCAACAGTTGAGAATGCAGCATTGATCTCATCAAGAGAAAGTTTTCCATCGTCCATAAATGCACGAGCCAACTTCTCTACTACCGCTGCTACTGCTGTAAGTCCAGCAACTGTGACTGCTGTGAGGGTGTCAATACCAGCGATTGCACCAGCACCGATAACTGAAAGACCGCTTGCTGCAAAGACTGCAACAATACGCATCAGCACATTGTTTAAACTCTTCATAAGACTATTCATACCCGTTCTCGTTTCCCCCTCAGGATGTAAGTCTTATTATCAGTCTTGTTGGATGCCCATACGTTCTAAATACAGTTCTTTTTCGCTCATTAGGTACTCTTCAATGCGCTTGTACTGTATCTGGGTCTGTTCTTGGGTTGCTTGAATCTGTTCTTCTGTCATCTCTTTATTTAAATCCTTAAAAGTTTCTACGGCCAGATCTAAATTAGTCTTGGCCATTGCTGCCTTGAGTTGAGCCTGCTTCCAGCAGTACTCGGCATGGTCGGTTTTTCTTTGCAAACGCTTATCTTGTGTTTTTGACATAAGGCTAAGTATAGGGGTAGTTTTTGCGTGCTCGTACCCAGGAGCCACTTATTCAGTTGTATTACTAATTTAACTCACAAAGACTGTAATCGCACCACAAACAGTTACTTATATTGTTCCTTGACTAGGAACGGCCCAGATGTATTCATATCTAGTTTCTCAGAGATTTCTAGAGCCTTGATAGGCTTTGCACCTGCATGTAGTGCTCCAATAGCATAAGAAGAGCCAGAACCTACTCCGTAGATCCCGTCATCACTCATACAGATCGAACAGTCATCGGCAACATCAAATACCTCACCACCAACTGCCACTAGGAAGTTAAAGCGATTGCCATCACCCTTTCCATCGCCCTTGCCCTCTGCAAAGTCATAACCGTTATCTGTCAAGCATTTTCTGAGAGAAGGCATCACTTTAGCAATCATGAAATGATAAACATCTTGAAGATCTTTTGCTGTTGGTTTTGGCGGATTCCATAAATGTTGTGCGATGTCGCAAGGTGCAACTTCTCCAGAACCAGCAATTAGGTAGCCATTGCGTTCTGTAATCTTTTCCATTCGAGGATGGTGGTAGATGCGACCATCATCACCAGTTACTTGGTTATCGGCAGCAAAAACAACTCTGTCTTCGTACTGCACCGCTACGATCGTTGTCATTACTCTCCCTCATTAGAAACGCCCTCCAAGGATACCATTACTGGAACCCTGGAGGGCTAGAGTCTAAAATGTCCGATTAGAGCAATTTGACCAGTTCTGCCCATGTCTTAGGGCCGATGATGCCATTTGAGTCCACTAAGTCGTTATTGTCCTGGAATGCGATAACTGCCTTCTTGGTTGCTGGACCGTAATCGCCGTCTGCAGCCAATCCTAGAGCACGCTGGACAATCTTGACAGATTCTCCCTTGGCACCTGGCTTGATCTGTCCTGGGAATGCTGGAGGTGTTTCTACTGGCACTTCAGCCTGTACCTCGTTGCCCTTGTAGTTAGGACGACCCCAACCAACGATTGAGACAAGGACCTTCTTCTTGTTGGTCTTGAATGCACGGATCTGATTGCACACCTCGCCACCATTACGCTGGTCGCCTCGCTTCTTGCCAGATGTGTTGCCTTCGATAGCAGTTACTACACCATCAGAGTCAATACCTGTGCAGATACCCACGTGAGAAATTCTATCGACACCGTCCCCAGGGAAATCAAAATACAGGATATCTCCTGGTTGTGGTGATTGACCACAGTCAGCATCAAACCATGTGCCCATCTTCTTAAATGCTGCAGCACCTGCAACAGTAGAGACGGTGTTAGGAATCTTTACGCCAGCCTGATTACCGCACCACATAACGAAGGAGCCGCACCATGGTAGAAAGTTTGCCTTGGTGAAAGCGCCGTACTTGGTCTCATTATCTTTAGGGCCTTCAATAACCCCGACTTCTTTCTTTGCAACTTCAATGATCGCTGCTGCTGTGCCTTTGTCAGCCATGATTCTCCTAGCCTGGAATAGTGTCGTTAAACTTGTCTAGAGGAATTCGCCACGAATTCTCTGGAGCATAATGATACTCGTCCTTGGTGCACTCTTCAGTAGGAAGCCAGCCATAAACCTCGACCTCTGAGTAGTAGTCACGGTCTAGAACCCGTGCCCCTACCAGAATAACCCCTGGCCTTATGTCCTTAGGAAATACTGGGATCTCGTCCTTAGTCCGTACGGACTTGACCTCATAGCAAGGCATTACATCAGGAAAGTCTTTTCTGAAATAATGTTCCTCATTGGTGTAGAACGGAAATGTAAAGGGCTGCTTGTATAACTTAGCAACTGCGTACTCTGCAACGATAGTTCGTACATTTGCCGCAATCTCTGGCTCTAAATACTTCTTATTGTCACCTGCGTAGTTGGGGCGATCAACACTGCCGAACTTCATCATCCATCGGTTCAATGCAATATCTGCACATGCACGAACTTCTTCTTTAGATAAGGTGACGATCTGGCTCAACGGCAAGACCAACAGTAATACGGTGTGCGTAACTCATCTTTGTGGATGATGGTTACTCTGCCACAATGAGCACAGAGTGCATCTACTTCATCTCTTTTCATACTTGACCTCTTACTACTTTTAGTACCCATTCCATCGCTGTAAAGACAGCGTAGTCAACGTCATCTACTGGAGGTAGGTTTTTTTCTAGTTCATCTTCAATACGTTGTGCAATCTCTTCACGTAGTTCTAACTCTCTATAAGTCCATGTCTTTTCCATCATGCACGACC